GTGGGTCTTGAGTGGTGGCTGGGCTGGTTCCCCATCGATTGGCGAGGGATGAGCTTTCTCCGAAAGCCCCACACGACCAAAATCACAAAAGCCGACCTCCGCGAAGATTATTGGCTTCACCTTGTCGGGGATCTTGGCGAGGTTCTGGATTTGCAGGTTCCCGCAGTAGGCTACAATGAGGAATTTGTCGAAGTGTGGGAGGATTTCCAGCGATCCATCAAGCTGGACGAGGATTACGCCGAGGTAAAAGAGGCAGCGCTGCGGGTGCTTGTCACTTTTGCAGACGAATGGGCTGCTGGCGTGGACACGGAAGAGGTGAAGCTGACCGACTCACAACTAAGACGGTGGCAGTTTTGAATATCCGATTCATGCTTGACAGCGAATACCGCGGTGGCAACAACTACATCCCGGTGGGCGTGTGGGCGCAAGATGTGGACAACGCCAACGATGTGAGCCTCGCGTGGTTCGATCCTTCCTCCGCTTACGCGAGCGAGGCCGGCCTGATACTGGCGCGGATCGTAGAGCGGAACCTCAACTACCCCGAGGAGCTGTTTGAGTACTGGGCCACCTACACCTCGACCTATTCGGGGTCGCGTGGGCCGATCTACACAACCCGCAAATACGCATCAACCGACGAGTGTTCAAAAGATGTCCTCAAGATCGTAGAGGATAATTATGACCGATCTACCGGTAAATGGAAAATCCCCTTCCGAGAGCTTGTTTGACGGTTGCCAGCGCTCCCCTGCCGCGCCGATTGTAGTATAAGCGGCGAGACCGCGACCACCCGATGGGAGGCTATAGCATGGCACTAAAACCGTTTTACACCGACGAGTCCGATGTTCCAGAGCCGCTACGGGAACACTACGCTGCCGACGATAGTGGCCGGCATGTGCTGGTGGTAGACGCTTTGGAGGGCTACGCGCTGGAAAACGTGCAGGGCTTGAAATCCACGCTGGGCAAGCTCAAAGAGCGAGCCAATAAAGCGGAGGACGATCTAAAGGCATACCGGACACTGGAGCGAGACCCTGACGAGATCACGGCAGCGCTCGATGAGCTGGAAAACCTAAAAGCCAGCACTACCAACCACTCAGAATCCGAACGGATCTCCCAGCTACAGGCCGAGCTGGAGAAGACCCGCGCAGCTGCCAAGAGAGAGCGAGAAAAAGAAATCGCGCCCGTGATGGAAAAAAATCGCGCTCTCACGGACCAGCTCAAATCGGTGATGATCGACAACGCGCTGTCCGAAGCGATTACGGAAGCCGGTGGCTCTGTTCCGCTCTTGCTGCGTGCCTTGAAAGATGAGGTGCGAGCAGCTGAGAGCGACAGCGGAGGTATCGAGATTCAGATCGTAGATCGAGACGGAACGCCGCGTGTTACGGGTGCTGATCTCAAGCCCATGAGCTTTGCGGAGCTGGTCGCAGAGAAACGCGCAGACGAGCAATATGCTCCCGCATTTGGTGCCAATGGCCACTCTGGTGGTGGAACTCGACAATCCGTCTCTAATGGGGCGCAGGGTTCCCTCACGCCAGAAGTAGTCGGCTCGATGTCACAGGCCGAATACATACGAGCGAGGGAGTCGCGCCAGATATGAAATAGGACAACTCTCTCATGGCTAATACCTTCCTGACTCCGAGTGTTATCGGGCGCGAAGCTCTGATGATCTTGGAGAACAACTTGGTCGCTACCTCGCTGTTTAACCGCGGCCAGACCTCGACTTTTACCGGCGCGAAAGTTGGTGACACCATCAGCATCCGCAAGCCGGCATCTTTTACCGCTCAAGAATTTACCAGCACGACCACGACGCAGAACGCTACCGAGACCAGCACTTCGATGGTCTTGGAGAAGCATTTTGATGTCACGTTCGGCGTTACGTCGAAGGATTGGACGCTGGAGCTTGAGGACTTCTCTCGCCAGCTGATCGAACCCGCGGTAGTCGCTATCGCACAGGGCATCGATGCCTACATCATGGGCAAATACACCGGGATCGAGACAACTGTCGGCACTGCCGGCGATCCTCCCGACTCTCTGGCCGATCTGGCCGCGGTGGACAAAGAGCTGAACGACCAGAAAGTCCCGGTCACGGATCGCGTGGGTATCGTCTCCAGCCAAGCCAAGGCCGACATGCTGGGCATCAGCGCAGTCGTACAGGCCGAGCAGCGTGGTGACGGTGGTCGGGCGCTCCGCGAGGCCAGCTTGGGCCGCGTGATGGGTATCGACTGGTACATGAGCCAGAACGTGCAGACGCACGATGGCAATGGCCCCAGCAGCTGGCTGGTCAACTCCGCATCCGTAGCCGTGGGCGATACGTCCGTGGCCATCGATGGCGGCTCTGGCAATCCTATCGTGGGTGACGTTTTCACGGTAGCCGGCGATACGCAAGAGTATGTGGTCACTGCGGTGACCGGCTCCTCGCCCATCACCTTCAGCCCCGCGGCAAAGGTCGCATGGGCCGACAACGCAGCGCTGACGTTTATAGCTGATCACGTTGCCAACATCGCCGGCCATCCCTTTGGCCTGACGGTAGCGGTTGTTCCTCTGGAGCTTCCCGCTGGCGCAGCTCGCGCTGAGTATATCAGTGATCGCAACTTGGGCATCCGCGTAGTCTATGACTACTCGACCAGCACCAAGACCGACACCATCAGCCTCGACGTTCTGTGCGGGGCGAAGGTGCAGCAGCCTGATCTCCTGACGCGAGTCTTGGGCTAATATCATCACCTCGGTGGCGGGTGCGCTCCTACGGCGCACCCGCCACACCCTACCCTAACACATTACAGAGGCACCGATGGCAGCTGTTGAGACTATCGCGCTGGTAAAAGGCAGCGACACGGTGGTGGTCAATGCTGGATCAGCTCAAGAAGCAGATCTTCGCGCTCAAGGCTATAGGGGCGAAGGTGAAAAGCCAGCCCCCAAAGCGGCCCCCAAGGCCAAACCAAAGGCAAAGGCAAAGGCAAAGGCAAGCAATGAGTGAGACAACCCCAATCGAGGCCGAAGAGGCCACAGAAGCGATCTCAGAGGCTCATACGGCCCAGATCCGCGGCCATCTATCAGGCGAGGTCGCAGAGATCCCGCTGCCGATGGGCGAGATCGACCGCATCAAGGTATCCGTCGCGGTTGGAGAAACGCGCAACGAGCGTATCTGGAGTCCCGAGTTTCTCGACACCGAGGGCTGGGAGCTGTCGGTGACCGACAACACCCTGACCTTTGAGATCCCCGAGGACATCCCAGAACACAACGAGTATATCGTCACGGTGGAGTACAAATAAATGGCACTGGTGGTCGAAGACGGGACCGGCAAATCGAACGCGGACAGCTACATCTCCGTCACGGATGCCGACACGTATTTCACCAACCACGGCTCCCCCACTGCGTGGACGGGGCTATCTACGGCCGAAAAAGAGTCGCAGCTGCGCTATGCTACGGTGACGCTCGACGGGAACTGGGATTGGTGGGGTTCGATCACGGTCACCACGCAAGCGCTGGGCTGGCCGCGCTCTGGAGCTGAAGATGGCGAAGGGCGCGACATCGACACGGACGAGATCCCCGCTCGCGTAAAAGACGCGCAATGCGAACTGGCGCTGATGGGAACGAGCAACGCACTCAACAGCAGCTATGACCGGGGCAACGATGTGCGGCGTGAGAAGGTCGGCCCCATCGAGACCGAGTACTTCGACGGTGCGAGCATGGAGCCACAGCTGCCGATCATTGACCGCATTCTGGGCGGTCTGGGTCTACGCCGCGGCCGCGTGCTGGGTGAGGTTCTCAGGTCGTGAGCCACGCCGCCAAAGCCACCAGCGCTCTCAACGCTATCAAGCGAGCTGGTACCACCTACACGCTGGCGCGGACTACGGTCACCGCATCGGGATCTGAGCCGTGGAAGAAGAGCAGCAGCAGCAGCGCCAGCCAGACCGCAAACGGCATCCTCGATGATTTCCGCGCCTTTGAGCGCGATGGCCAGATCGTCCGCGAGCGAGACCGGCGCTACCTGATCGCGGCTTCTGGCCTATCGCCGGGACCGGCTCCCGGTGACGAACTGACGGATGGCTCCGACACGCTCCGCGTCGAGTCGGTGGAGACGATACGCAGCGGCAACGTCGATGTGATCCACTTCTTGCATACGAGGATCTGATGGCTACCGCAGACGAAAATGCGCTGGCACTGGCGAGCTTCAATAAAGCGCTCGATGCGGCCATGATTGCGCTGCCCCCGTGGGCCAACGAGATCAAGATCCGCACCGCACTCGACCTGATGAACCGGATCGTGCTGAAGACCCCGGTAGACACCGGCCGCGCACGCGGCAACTGGCAGCTGACGCAGCGCTCGCCGGCCGAGGATATGGTGCCAGAAACCAGCGCGAAGGTCTCCAGCTCCGAAACGCCCCCATCTGCGATCCTCAAAGAAGCGGAACAGACCGCGAGCGGAGCGCAGCTGGGGGATGACATATGGATCTCCAACAACCTCCCGTATATCGAAGCGCTGGAAGAGGGACACTCGCAGCAAGCTCCGCACGGGATGGTCGCGCTCTCGCTGGCCGAGGCCGAGCAAGGGCTGGAGCTGGAATAAATGCCAGATTTTGCCGCAGCATACAACACGATCCTGACGCGGTTCAAGTCGCAGATGGACAGCTCGCGGCCTAACGTGAAAGTAGCTTGGCCGAACATCGACTTCGATCCTGAGAGCGATTTCAACGCCAGCTCGCATGACGCATGGGCGCGTATTACCGTGCAAGGGGGCGAGGCTTTTCAAGCCTCCCTCGGTGGAACCGGCTATCGCCGCTGGCGGCAACCGGGACTTGTCACGGTGCAGATCTTCAGCCCGATGGGCGAGGGTCTACAGACCAGCCTCGACGTAGCCGACGATGTCGTAGCTGCGCTGGAGGGGGTCACCACCAGCAGCGTGGAAATCCACGCATCATCGGTTAATCCGATAGGGCGCGATGGGGCATTCTTTCAGACCAACGTGAGAACGCCTTTTAGGTTTGACAATCAACGATAAGGGCTAAAATCGCATGGCCGATTCCAATAAAGAACAACTGGCCTATCTGCGAGAAGTTACGTGGGGAACGACTCCGACCTCGGCCATGACCATCGTCCCGTGGGTTTCGGGTTCGATGGCTGCGGGTATCGAGACGATACGGAGTAATTCACTACGCAGCGACGCGCAGCTGGCAGACAGTATCCAAGTCGGAGAATCCCCTACGGGATCGTTCGACTTTGAGTTTACTGCCGACACGTACGACGATTTCCTCCGCTCCGTTCTTCGCTCCGATGCCGATTGGTCTACCGCGGTCAATTTCTCTGGTGCTGGTACTTGTGTGGCATCGACTAATAAGATCACCGGGACCAACGTCCACACCAATGCGTACAAAGGCCAGTGGGTTTATGTGGCCGGCTTTTCTAATTCTGGAAATAACGGCTGGAAGAAAATCATCGCGGCCGGCACCAACGAGATCACGGTCTCGCCGGGGATAACCGATGACGAGTCGGGAGTTTCTGGGGTGACGGCTAAAGGGTCGTATATCCAGAACGGCAGCACGCTACACAGCTACACCTTCAGCCAGCGGTTTACCGATCTTACAAACCGCTACCACAGCCTCACCGGTGCGCGACTCAACAGCGCCACGCTATCGGCTACCCCGAACGGAATCATCACGCTGAACGTGGGCTTCGATGGCAAGGACATCTCGCAAGCGGCTGCGTGGGCTGGCGGCTCTGCCAGCGATGCTGCGACGAAAGACGTAGCCTCTGAGGTGACCGCATACGATGCTGTCTTTCTCAGCGCCGACTCAGGAACGGCCGAGGCTTATGCTGCGGTCTCCGAGGATGTGCTGGAAAGCACCATCGGGATCAGTGTGGCCAACCGGCCGCAGAAGGGGCTGGGGTCTGTTACCAACACCGGGATGCAGCAGAATAGCGTCGATGCCACCGGCTCGATCCAGTTCTACGTCAACGACAACACTTGGGCATACGAGGGCTACCTCTATGGTTTTACCAAGTTTGGGCTGGCGCAAGCGCTGAATATGGGCGGCGATGAGCGCTACCTGATCGAGTTTCCCAAGATCGCTTTTACCGGCGAGCCGGGGAACAATGCCGGGATCAATACTGATCTGGTCTACGCTTTTGATTTCGCGGCCGAGCCGGGAGGTGAGTATGGCGGCTCTGACGATGAAAAGACCATAATCATCACGAAGACCGGATAAAACCCTACGCCATCCCTACCGACTTTTGTCGGGTGCCTGACACGGGAAGGAGCTGATTGTAGGGGTCAGCTCCTCCCCACTACCCTACGAGGTTATCATGGGCGATTTAGCCAAGAACTACGCAACCGATAAGACCGCAGAGCAAGAAGGCGTGTGGGAGCCGCTGGCCGATGGCATCGAGATCAAAGTGGCACGCATCGGCAACCCCAACTATCAGCGGATATGGGAACGGGAGATCAAGCCATATCGGGCGCAAGTAGACCGCGGCCTGATGGCCGACGAGAAGATGACCGAGATCATCATCAAGGTCTTGGCCGAGGCTGTGCTGCTCGATTGGAAGAACATCGAATACGGGGGCAAGAAGCTGGTGTATAATCGGGAAAACGCGATACGCATCCTGACCGAGCTGCCTGACTTCCGCGCCGATGTGATGTTCCTCGCCAACCAGCAAGCATCCTTTCGCGCTGCCGAGATCGAGGAAGCGGAAAAAAACTAATCGCTGTCCTCGCTCACTCGATGGAGTGGGGGCAGCACTTTGATCGCTTAGAAAAAGAACGAGCTGCGGGGCGGGACACGCCCCTGATCCGCGAGGTGCTGGATGACCGGCCGCGGATCTACCGCGATCTGGAGAGCGTCTGGGCCGCATTTATGGTGCTGTCCGATTGCCGACCCTACATCTCCACCGGTTTCGGTGCAACTCCCGGCCCTATCCCCTACGAAGCGCTGGACCGCTACGCACAGCGCCACGGTCCTCATTCGCACGATGAGTTTCTACGGTTCCAGCAGCTGATCCGCGCACTGGATAAATACTACACCGATACGAGCGCAAAGAAAGCCAATGCCCGAACTAACAGTAGCGGTAAGGGATAGAACAAGGCGCGGGGTTGTAAGTGCTGCACGCAACCTGACCACGCTCAAAGACAAAGCACAGGCCGCAAGCCGCTCGATGCGGGGGCTGGGCAATCAAAGCGAAAAGACCGGGGTCCAGTTCGCTCAGAGCGCGATGAAGATGGCCGGCTTTTCTATGGCGCTGGGCAGCGTGGGCTTGGCTCTTCGTTCCGTGATTAAAACCGGTTCTGACTTTGAGTTTACGATGGCGCGGGTGGGCGCAGTGACCGGTGCCACCGGCAAAGACTTCAACGCACTCAACAAGCAAGCCAAGGCGTTGGGATCGTCTACTGTTTTCTCGGCCAAAGAAGCAGCAGACGCGATGCAGTTTCTCGGCATGGCCGGCATGGATGCGAACGAGATCATGTCCGCGATGCCGACCACCTTGCAGCTGGCCGCAGCCGGCGCGATGGAGCTGGGCGAAACAGCCGACATCGTGACCAATATCCTGTCGGGTATGCGGCTGGAGATGTCTGAGCTGGACTCCGTAGCGAACGGATTGGCTGTCGCAGCCACCAGCTCCAACACCAGCATCGCACTCCTCGGTGAGTCGTTCAGCTACGCCAGCGGCATCTCGGCCAGCGTGGGGCTTCGATTTTCGGATGTGACGGCAGCGCTGGGCAAGCTGGGCGATGCGGGTCTCAAAGGCTCCCGAGCGGGTATGAACCTCTCGATGGCACTGGCCAAGGTGCTGGACCCGAGCAAGGAAGCAGCCGAGGTCATGGAGCGGCTCCAGCTGGAGTTTATGAAGACGGACGGGACGATGATCTCGCTGGTCGAGATGGTGCAACAGCTGGAGAAAGCGCAGATCTCCGCACAGGATCAGTTCAAGCTCTTCGGAGTGCAAGGTGGCCGCGCTATTGCGGCACTGACCGCGGCCGGTGCGCCGGCACTGGAGAAGCTGCGGACGAGCATCGAGGAAAACAGCACCGCGCTCGATGAGATGTCCGATAAGATGGCCGACACGGTGCAGAACAAGATGAAAGCGCTGACCAGCGCGTGGGAAGGGTTGCAGCTGGAACTGTTCGACAAGCTCGCTCCA